GCTTCTGCCTTCGCTTGGCATCAAAATCCCAATCCCATTTGAAATTGGTATTTTGTTTAAAGTAATACCTGAGCGGATTCTTGCTTACAGTTTCGGCGACGACACCGGCAAAGACTTTATGCAGTCGATGGCTCGGCAGCTTATGAATACGCTAGCAGTCAACCCAATCCCGCAGGCTGCGCTGCCATTGGTTGAGGCGCGTACTAACCACTCGTTCTTTACCCAGCGTCCTATTGTTGGACAAGGCATGGAAGGTGTAGCTCCCGGATACCAAGTCGGGCCGGGGACAACAAATATTGCAGCCGATATTGGCAAGGCTTTAAATATCTCGCCAATGAAGCTTGATCACATGATCAAGGGCTACTCAGGGACAATGGGCATGTACCTGCTGGATGTTGTAGATTCTGTTTACAGCATGAACAGTGACATTGAAAAGCCGTCCAAGCGAATTGATCAAATGCCTGTTATCAAGCGGTTTATAATTGATCCTGAAGCGCGGGGAACGGTCACTGCCTACTACGAAATGAAGAACGCAGCAGGCGAAGCTGTACGGACAAGCAATCTACTTGAGCGGACATTTAAGTTTAATGATCAGATGGAGTACATGCAAGAAAACGGCAAGATGCTTGTTGCCGATGAGTATGTTAAAACTCTTGAAAAAACCATGAAGCAACTCCGCGAAATGAGAGTTATGCTCCAATCATCTAACATGCCCGGTGATGAAAAGCGTGATGCAATAAAGCAAATCACAGCCGCAGAGAACAAGTTAACCAGCAACATCCAATCTATGAAGAAGGCTTTACAGTAAGAAAGCCTGATTCAAACAGCCATCCAATAGTGCGGCGATGAGATTCTTCCCAGAACTCTCGCCGTTCTTCTTTGGACATCTTACTTCCCTGATCTAACTCAAAATGGCATTTAAAGCATAGCGCTGCAATTCTGTAGTCGCTTGCTTTGATGCCTTTTCCTTTTCCGTCTCTCAATTGATTAGAGTGTGCGGCAACAACAGTACCGTCACTAACCCCACATTTTTGGCATGGTGACCCTCTAACAATTTCAAGCAGCTTGGTGTTGCAGTACATTTTTAGAGGACATTTATAGTTGCAAGAAGCACTACGGGGTGCTAATCATTTCGTTGTCCAACATTTCGGGACAAACTGTCGCTGTGGAGTAGCGCCCAAATCGATCATGATACGTCACAGCAGTGACTGTGCGGTCTGCAATCCACCCACCACGGGCTGCGTAGGCATCCCGCGCTGCAAGAGTAGGGTGTTGGATCACATGAACACCAGAGTGCTCTTTTTCTTCAACGTGGTGTCGATGACCACAATGAACATAGCGTTTCGTTGTCGCCCCCCACATTGCTGGGAATTGCGCAGCAAACAACAATGGTAGCTCTGACGGTTTGCGGAGGTGACCGTGGTGCCAACCAATCATTGTCAATCCGTGCTGATAGACGTAATACGGCAGAGGAGAGTCAATTACTTCAACCCTCGGCTCATTTTCGTATAAAGCCCCAAACAGCGCACGCAACCATACCGACGATGCTGGGTCATGGTTTCCTTCGGCCATTAAAACAACAACCTTGCGGTGCTTTGCAAGCGCAAGATTAACTACCGCTCGCAATACGCGAACCGCGATTTGCACCACTTTGGAAAACCGGCCATCCGCGTCAAGAATATGGTTGCTTGCGGGTGTTACCGGTAGCATGGAGTCCTGATGCAAAAAATCGCCTAACTGCGCTACAACGCACATATCGGCTAACGGCGATGCATGAATCATTCGTTCAAAACACCCTATAAGGGTAGTTTCAGCAATTTTTAAATCCCAATCTTCGCCTCCCTCACGGTGCCAGCACAATGCACCTACATGACTGTCCGTCAACGTATAAACATTGCACAGGCTGGACTCTGTAGGCCCATCAAACAGTGCTGGCTCTGTGCGCGGCACATCGTCCATAAGGCCATCGATGATGTCACGGATAATCTTTTCCCGCGCTGCGTCATCGGTCTTGCTTTTAATCCACTGAAGCACAGGTTCGGGCTCGCCCCTGCGATAAAGCGTGCTGGCGCCTCGCAGCATCTGCCCTGGCGCAATTGGTCTGATCAGGTCATGGTCAGGGCTGTAGCCCGCTAAAGCTGCTTTATGCCTAACTGCATTAACAACTCCATTGACACTGTTTTTATTGCACCCCAATGCCTTTGCGGCTTTGCGTTGCGTGCCGTGCTGGTCAATTGCTTCCAGAACCTCTAGCTGGCGCACGGTGGCAAACTGATAGAGTTTTGGATCTATCATCATTGCCCCGCTTTAAATTGACCACACACACGCTCATCGGAATCTACTTGAGGCCAAAAAGTAATGCAGTAAGGCTCAAGGCTTTCGTCGGTGAGCATTTGGGCCTGCGGGGAACTAGCTTTGCAGTGCCCCCAATCAGGCTCCTCGCGTTGAAAATTAGCGCAGTCTGCGCAGGTTGGTTTCATAAACTTGACCATCTGCTCAGAACTAATTTTCATGACTAACCTTTTTTAAAACGGTGTTAACTTTACCGCCAAGGCTTGCATTATTTCAACGCAAACTTTTGCAGTCTATCACTCTTTTAAATGCTGCAAGATTTATTTTTGCCATCCACTTTCCTCCTTCACCTCAAACACTGCTGATCGCAGAAGTTCTTTGCCCAGCATTACATAGCCATTGTCGGTTTCAAACTTAAAATAATTACCGCCTGTAATAGCTAACATAATTGCATCTTTTAAATCCTCTGCTTCGTCATCAGGCACTTCCATTACCTTGCCTCTAAAAGGCCCGCGTTCTGTGTAAATTTGAATTGTAACTTTCATGTTTGTTTTTCCTCTGTATTGAGCGCCATTAGCGCTTTGGTTTCCCGCGCCGTCTGTGCTGCGATCAACTTTTCGCGCAGCTTGTCGTGCAAACCGTTCCAATACTCCATGTCCATCGCGGACAGGTCGCAGTCGGGGTTGTCCAGCAGTTGCTCAACCAGTTGCAGTTCAATTTCGCGGCGTGCCTTGGCACCGATCAGGGCTTGAATCTTCGGGTGGCGCCAGTCCGGCTCCCCGCTGGGCACGCTGAAGGCGTCCAGTGCTTCCCGCGCTACTTTGCCGATATATGCAATGTCTTCAGCCCAATCCCTGCAGTCGCTGCTGTGGGCGTGGATGGTGTTGACACTGTGCTTGTCGATAATCTGCAGCGCTGTCATCAGTGCATTTGCCGGCGCGCTGGGAGCGGAATCCCACCGGGCCAGTGCGTCTTCCCCGTACACATGCAGCATGTCGCGTATGGCCGGCGTGGCAATCTCACCGCGCAGCATTGCGGCATGCACCAGAACCGGGTCGCGCAGCTTGGCGGCGTCGTGCAGTTCGCGGACGCAATCCAGGCACCAGCCCTCGTCGCTATGCCCGCAGTTCATCAAGTGCGGCATTGTCATTATTGCTGCCCCTCCCCGGTGGTGGGCGCTGGCTGGGGGTGCGCTTGCCACGCGCCGTGCTTGTAGCCGTTTTTCCAGCCGCGCTGATACAGCGGATGGGATTCGTCGTGGGCATTAGGCGCTGGCTGCGCCAGGGCGGCTAAAGCGTACTCGCGCATCTGAACTTCGGTAAAGCCCCCGATGTCACCGGGCCAACGCGGACGAAACGCTGCGGCGAACTCGGGCAGCGGGGGCAGGGTGGGGGTGGTCATGTCTTAGGGTCAAGCTTGGTCTCTGCAACAAGCTGAGAGCTAAGCCAAGCAAGTAGATTCTTTTTGCCGGGAGCGATTGTCACTTCCACAATCTTTGCGTCAATCTTTGCGTCAGCCATTGCCTTTTCTTTAACAAAAGCTTTTGCTTGCTTAACGCTGGGCAGCCAATGCGTTTCAGTTGCGGAATGGCTTTCAATAATAACTTGGCAGAATTTCATTCTAGTTTCTTGGTTAAGGTTAAGGAATGTTATTTTTGTTCCAGTGATATTCACTGCGCAGTAAATAACCAACTGCGTTAGCTAGATGCTAAATTTGTTAACCCTAGCGCGTAATGGTAAAGCTAGATCAAACACGCTGGATACCCGACCCTTCAGGTTTTCTCTGTAGTGGGCAGATGCTTCCATCGGTGAAGTCTTTACCTTCTTTGCATCTGGCTTATCGCCTAAAGCATAAGCAGCCCGAGGGTATTTGCGTCCACCAGCTTCGCTGTCCATCTGGTAGTGAGTAATGTAAACACGTTTTGGCGCAATCTTTTGCTTCTTGTTTAGACGCGACAAACACGCTGAAATCAAGTTCCTTGAAAGCCCAAGAGATTGTTGAATCTCTGACCTAGTCAAAGGCCCATCATTCTCCAGCACTGCAAGAATGCTTAACATAATGGCGCTTGGAGGTTTTCCCATTAAGTGTGCCTAATAATTTTAATACCAGCGTCTGCAATAAACTTACTGCAGATATGACATGGTGCTGCGTGCATTGGTTTACCCGCTGTGTTATAGCGAGAGACAAAGATTGAATGGGCCTTCGTCCAGTCAACCTTAATTAACGCAGCAATCTCTGCATGTAAATACAGCTTATACGGTTCTCCCGCTTCACGCGCAGCCTTTGCCATCAAAGGGTGCGTCTTGATGTATGAGTTCTGCGCAGTAGATATTGGCCTACCACGCTTGTCATACACCACAGCCGTGATTACATGCTTCATCCCTTGGGATAAGTGCTGTCTAGTGCTGCCTTCTTGTTTTCCATGATCGCAAGGGACGCATTTAAAATGCGAGCCTGTACCGCGATAAGCAAACAAAGCTCGCCTGCCTCTTTGTATTTGCCATTGAGACAGTGGTCATGAGTCTGCCGCATGAGCTTTTCAATCTGCATCATGGGCATTGCGTAGTCAACAAGTTCTTCTTTGTTCATTTTGTCAGGTAAGAGTAAATTACTGAGCCAACCAGAGCGTAAATCATCAAGTAAGCAACGATCTTTACGGCATATCCGCTTCGGGGGTAATGCGTGATTGCATTTCCGTAAGACGCTGTTTGAGGGAACGCTTCGTCCAGTGTTCGGGGGTGCTTTCGGACTGTGGGGGAACCGTTGGTTGTTCCAGTGTTGAGAATCGATGTTGGTTGAAGCACTCATATCTCCTGTAAGTTACAAAATCACCGCGATGTCTGGTTGCTAAAACAGACGCAGAACTACCGCAAGCAGGGCACTTCATGCAAATTTAATACGATGCTTGTAACGGACAGGATAATGACGGCGACTTGAAACAACATAAGCGACCAATGAATTTTATTGTATTTTTCATGCTCTTCATTTGCCATTTTAAACTCCCTTCTCAAAGTTAATAAGCATATCAATTACATGCCTTGCTTTTAGCAAGTCATCGATACCGCCTTTATCCCTAAACCTAGTTACGTACTTAATAATAGTATGCTGGCAGGCATCTAGGTTATTTGCCATGCTGTATTCCATTGGCTGAATACGCAGCTTGCTGTAATGATTGCCACCAATCTGCGTATTAAGAGGATCGTTATCGTCGCTAATTTTTACTTCTCCTCAAGCTTTGCGATCCGAGCCTCAAGCCCTGCAATCAAATCAAGGACAGACTCAACAGTTCTTTCTGGAATCTTCTTTGGGGTCTTTGGCTCGATACCCAAAGCATTACGCCTTGACTTTACGTGATCATTGTTTACAAAGAACTTCAGCTTCTCTGTAGCGTACTCTGCAAACTCCCCATCATTTAAGTTTGAGCTTACAAACTCTTCTTTAACGAGATTCATCAGATGATACGACTGCGTAATATCAAGCCTTAACAAGTGTCTCATTATTAACTCCTATGTTTTGCTCCGATCCGGCCATTCTTGTGGGCGCGGATACCATTGAATGTTTACACCTAGATCGCGCTTTGCGCTGTAGTATTTGATATTTGCTTCTTTGTCTGTGTCAACGCAAGGCCAACTCCAAAACTCTCCGTCCCACCATCGCAGGGTATGTTCCCCGGTAGGCCACCAGCCAATACTTGGAGGATCTCCGCTATTGGGCTTTCCAATAAGCTTCATCGGGTTGTAACGTAAAGCATGACAGCAGTAACTGCCACAATCGCAACGATGATCACATAGTATTTAGCTAGCTCTGAATCACTGAGTTTACTCTTTTGCTCAAAGACAATTTGATCAAAAGGATTTAGGCTGGCAATCCCTACATTGTCTGCCATACCCTTTGCGTAATCAATTTGTTGTTTGAGTGCGCGCTTTTTAGGTTTTGTGGGCCGCAAAGTCAACTCAGCCTTGATCCTTCGACGGATCATGTTTACATACTGAGGCTGGCTATTAGCCACAGCAGCAACGATCTTTGCGCTGGCGTTAATATCTTTGGCAAGCTCTGCCCGGATTATTGAAATCTTTTTCATTTCTTTGCCCGATTCTTGATGTTCTTTGTAGAACGCACTGGCGCTTTTGAAATCTCTTGGATGGTCTGAGGCTGCGTGGCAATCTTATGCTCTCGGCCCCATGCCCAGATGCTTTTAGCAATACCTGCTTGGGTCTCCCTGCGTTGTTCAGGGCTTGGCAATGATTTCATTATTTAACTCCTTGACGATTAGATCGGCAACAGATTCTCCGTTTGGGAACCTCATCTGCGCTGCCTTATTTCTGTTTACAGAATCAATAGCCCTTTGAATGCCTTCATCGAAGCCTGCTGTGTAAAGGTCTCCACTTGACAGCCGCGCACCAATTGCCTCCCTGACAATCCGGGTCATTGGCACTTTATTTTGTAGTGCAAAATCTTTGAGCCGGTCATACTTCTCAGGCTCAAGGTAAGCCAGAAATGTCTTTAGTTTAGAATGGGTCATTTTGGCTTTCTTGATATTCTGCAAATAAGCTGTCAAACAAATCTTGAGCTTTCTTATTTCCGTTAAGCTCAGACCGCGATGAGATTTGACAGTATTTGTAGATGGTGGCTACTGCTTTATCTTCATCAAAGACGCCAAGGAAGTCTTGGAACTTCTTGTCTTTACAAAGAGTCGCTGCCCTGATGACCCTGTCGTTGTAAACAACTGGTGTCTCGTCGTCATTTATACGAACCAGAGCGCAGCCGTATCGGGCGCCAACGAAATCCCTGATTAACGCTTCTGGTATCTCGTCAGGGTGAATCTTCAGCGTCAATACAAAACCTGTCCGGTCTTGCTTGAGCGCCACCTTAAGGCATTCAAAGTTCATTGGCATGTTAGAACGGGATATCGTCGTCCATGTCCGACTTTGCAGGCTTGGCAGGCTTACTAACCGTGCCCTCTGGGATGTAGCGGTTCACACTAACCGACAGGTAGATCGCACCAGCCTTGCTGGTCTTCTTCCATCCACTGAGCTTGTAGATGTGCAAACCGTTTACAACCTGCACATTGGTCAGGTCGTTGGGGTCAATCGCAATCTCGCCCCAGTAATCAGGGGACTTCTGCGTCTTCTTGACCGAGGTCGCCATCAGCCGGCCAGAG